AGCGGCACCTCGGTCAGGTCCACGATGAAGATCGTGGCGTTCTGAGGGCCCATAGTCACACCACCGACTGGGAACGTGTTGGTGATCAGAGTCTGCTGGGAGACAGCCTGCTTAGAGAGGAAGATCCTGTTGTCGCTGGTCATGTGGAAATAGTCGGCGTTCATCGTGCAACGGTCCTGCGCCACGGACGAGTAGTAGAACCGCGGCATGGGATGGCGATGCCGATCTTGGTGCCCGGGAAGAACTGGCCGATCTCTACAGGCGGTCCAGCCACCGCAGGTAAGGCGACCACCTGCATTACGCGCAGGCCGTTCCGCCTGGAGTCGTAGAAGACCGTCCCATCTTCACCACGCATCCGCAGCCCCACCGGACCGGAAGCTGCGCGCTCAGCGGCGCTGAACGTGTAGTACTCCAGCGACTTGTTTGGAGCCGACCTCGATGCGTATGCAAAGCACGTCACGCCGCTCTGTACCAAGCTGAAGCCGGTATTCACCGACACTGAGTCGTTCACATATCGGCAGACGTGCAGGTTGGACGTGCCGTTGGTGCTGGCCAGGAACCCACGATCTGGCCAAGAGGCGAACGGCGGCGATCCACCGGTCGCGCCGCCGGAGAACGATCCGGTATCGAGCGTGCCCGACTTGGCCAGTTGCAGGTTCCGATAGCCGGCGCCAATCTGGATTTGGCCGGTGCCTTGGTTTCGCACGCGTAGTCCAACAGCCATCAGCTGTAGATCCCGTAGTGAAGGGTGATACCGCCGACGGTGTTCGTGGTCGGCTGGCTCGGAAACATCTCCATCCTGACGTGGTAGTTCACCACGTCAGGATCCCAGCTCCAGTTGATGCTGTTCCCGGAGATGGTCACCGATGGCACCAGCATGCCGTAGGCCGACCGCTGCCCTTCGCAGGTGAAGTAGTAGAAGGGCTCACCGCCGGAAAAGTCGTTGACGATGAGCCCTCCATTCGCCTCGGGCGGGGCCACCCACTTGTTGTTGGAGTTGACCGGGCTGTAGAGCGGGAAGGTGTACGACCCGATGATCTTGGTCAGGCGTGTGGTGACCGTGGTCTCCACATACCCGCCCTCGCTCCTCACCCGCAGACCCACATCGGCCATTACAGCAGCACTCCAAGTTCGACGGCCGGATTGCCGTTCGGGTAGTAGATGTAGACGCCCTGGTTGGTGATGTTCAGGCGATATCCGCCAGCCACCATGCCGTTGAACTGGAATCCGCCGCCGGCAGCCTTGTCGATCCTCCAGCAGCGCCTCTTCCAGCAGGCGCAGCGATCCGGGCATCCACATGCCTTCAGGTACGGGCTGCCCCGACTGCTCGGCGGCTTCCACCGCCGCTTCCAGTGGCTTGCCCTTTTTGCAACCGCCCTGCGGGTGCTCCGCGAAGGTCACAGATAGGCCAATGTCGTTGACTTCCTCTTCGAAGCGGCGGAACGCGTAGCGGTCGTACGCGACCAGCTGCACGTCATAGCGGCTGTCGTACTCGGCCATGACCTGGGCCACGTGCCGGAAGTTGATGGCCTGCCCTTGTGGCGCGTGCAGGTGTCCACCGTTGACCCACGTGCGATAGGGCAGCTTGTCCTGCAATTGCCGTTGATCCAACGTGTCGCCGGGCGTCCAAGCCTCGATCCAGGCGTCGAACGTCGGCTTCTCGATGATCAGCTTCTCGCCCTCGACCTCCACCTCCACCGGTACAGTGCCGGTCTCCACGACCGCAGCCATCGCGGTGATATCGCGAACCTGCGACAGGTCGAGGCCCAGGTAGACCTTGCGCCCCTCATGCATGCGCGGGTCGAAGTCGGCCAGCGCCGGTTCCAGCGTTGGGCGCGTCATCCAGGCGGTCTCCGCATCGGTCCACACGCAGAAGTGCAGACGAAGAATGCCGTTCAGTGACCCGGGGATCGCTTTGGCTTGCGCCACCACGTCCGCCAGGTACTGCTCGGTGATAGTTACCCCCAACAGGGGATTGGCCTTCGCCCAGCAGCTGGGATCCTCAAGGGGGTCGTCCCCGTCGTCCAAGCTGCACACGTAGCTGAAGGTGCGGTCATCGATAACGTCGCCGACGAAGGTCGGATCGTTCACCGCCTCGGTATGACCGGCGGCGACCTTGACGGCATGCTCGTGCTCCTCCCAACACACCGAGGTCCGGTCGCTGCCGGAGTTGGTGATCATGAAGAGCAGGGGCTCGCGGCGGAACTTGAAGCCGCGCTCCAGCATTTCGATGATTCGCCGGTCGGGAAGCTCGTGCACCTCATCGACCAGCACGAAGAACGGTCGAGGACCGGAGCCGGTGCGGCCCGTATCGCGCGACACCGGCCGGAAGAAGCTCGCGCTGGCGTGGTGCGCCATGCTGAACTCCCGACCCTCACCGCCGGCGAACTCGATGCGCTTGGCCAGGAGCGGCGACTTCTTGACCATCTTCACCGCGTCGGCGAACAGAATGCCCGCCTGGTCCTTCTTTGCCGCCGCCGAGTAAATCTGTGCGCCAGCCTCGCCTGCGGCCGTCATCCCCAGCAGGCCCAGCCCACCGGCAAGCGGGCTCTTTCCGTTGCCTTTTCCCTGCTCGATGTACGCGCGACGGAACCTGCGAAGCCCGTCGGCGCCCTTCCAGCCGAAGAGCGAGCCGATGATGAACGCCTGCGAGGGGTGCAGCTCGAACTTCCGGCCCTCGAACTGACCCTCGGAGAGCATCAGGACGTTCTCGAAGTAGCGGAACGCGTACTCGGCAGCCTCGTGGTCAAAGTAAAGGCCCCGTTCGGGGCCTTCGATCAGATCCTGCAGGTGGCGTCGGCAGGCGTTTCGGACATGGGGGCCTGCAACGATCCGGCCAGCCACCACATCCAGCGCATACGCCTTAGTGCGGTCGGCCGGAGCTTGGGCCACCGAAGAATTCTTCGCCCTGGTCGTCTTCGTCACCGCCATGCGAGACCTTCGATTCATCCACAGGTGTGGCGCCCAGCTTCGAAAGGATCGAGCTGAGCGCCTGGGTTGCTGACACGCCGAATTCGGCTTTCGGGTCATCCATCCGAGCCGTCCAGAGGCAGGCAAGGCGGAGCAGCACTCGGTGGCTCGCGTTGAGCCAGGGCATTTCCGTCGCGAATTCCTTCCATGCCCTCTTCTCCGCCGCAGTCATGGCCTTGTACGGCTCGCCCAAGCTTCGTGTGCCCGCTGGCTTCTTCCGGCCAGCGTGCCTGCCGGGATTCTTGATGGCGGCGCCGCTTGTCGCAGCCTTTGCGACGGGCAATCGGGGCCTTGGCATGAATTCCTCGGGAAAATGCGGGATTTCTTAACTGGGAGCGCCCGTTCGAGGGTCGTCCCGTGAATTGTGGATACGCGAATTTAGGGGAACGGTCGGTCTAGGCCGCGATCAACCCAAACAATTCGCTCCCCCTACCCTGCGCGGCGTGGATCCTGGTGTCGTGGAACCGGCCAGGCTCCGATCGGCCACCCGTCCTCATCGCACCCTCGGACCTGCACCGCACCGCGCTCCAGACGCGCCTGGTCGACGTTGTGGCAGTCGGCGCACTGGCTGTCGAAGGGTCCTGCCCAGAACATCTCTTCCGTCTCTCCAGCAGGGTGGCCGTTGGTGTGGTTGCACACGATGGCGACCGTGACGTGGCCTCTGGCATTGCACCTGCTGCACAGCGGCTCACGGTCCAACTGCGCCTTGCGCGTGCGTTGCCAGCGCGCGGTGCCAAACAGGTGTGCAAAGGCGCTGCCGCCTGTCTGCCGGGTCCTGCCGCGGCGCGGGGTCGGGCCTGCCGCCATCAGTAGGGCTTCCCGTCCAAGTCGACTCGCTCGGACTCGGCACCTTCGTCATGCACCTGCGTACCGGCCTCCTCGCCCAGCAGCTGCGCCACGGCCTGCACCAGCAGTCCGACGTGCATCGCGAGTTCGGCGATATGCCGTCCCTGCTCCACGATGGCGGCGTGCTGCTGTTCGGCCAGAGCAAGCAGGCGATCAATTCGTCCGTCCATTGCATTACCTCTTAAGAGCTGCGCGCCTTATCGACCAGGGATATCCCTACGGTCGATTCAGGCTTTTCCTATTGCCGGCAACGTTCTTGACTGACAGTGTCTTCATGCTCAGCGTCGCTGAGCATCCATTTGCCATTACCAATAGGAGTGATCATGAAGATCCACAGTTTCCTGTTTGGTTGTATCGCTGCCGCTACCGGGCTTGGCGCGACGATGGGCGTAGTTCCTCAGGCGCAAGCAGCGTCATACAGCACGAGCTGCTATCCGACCGGAGGCGGCTGGTACTCCTGCACGCAGAAGTTCTGCCATGAGGGTCAATGCGTGGTCACCGATAGCTGGAGCGAGTTCAGGAAGGAAGCAATCGTCTTCGACTGACGTCTGGCGCAGGGGCTTCGGCCCCTGCTCTTCACTGCGCCACGACTAGAACTCCTCCACTGCCCAGCCGCCGCCATCCCGCTTAGGCCTGGCCCTCACCGCGATGAAGCGGAACGGGTACATGGCCGCGGCGATCTTGATCTTGGCCCGTGCATCGTCCTGCCAGTGCCCCTTCACTTCGTGGCAGGCCATGACACCGTCGGCCTCCAGCACCGCAAAGTCCGGCGTGTAGAACGTGTTGTCGGCCAGGCGCAGCTTCAGCCCCTCGAACCGGTGCCACTGGACCTCACCAGCAGACTGCAGCGCGCGCAGCCGCTCGGCATACGCCGCCTCGGTCTTGTTCATTTCGCCGATCTTCAACCGGCCCAGCGCCAGCATGCGGCGCCCCGCACCAACCTTGCCGGCCATCATTTCGCTCCCAATTGCCGAATCTCGCTCAGCTGCTTGTTGCACTGCTGCAGGCTCAGGATGTTGGCGTTGTAGGCCGACACCACCTGCTCGACCGTCCGGTCCTGTGCCCGGGTAATCGGACACTGCTGGGTCAAAGCGTCCGGCGGCGCGACCGGCTTCTCCACCGTCACGTAGACCACCTTGGGCAGCGCCGGCTTCTCGACCTGGCTGCAGCTCCCGAACCCACATAGCGGCAGCACCGCGACCAGCATCAAAGCAGCGGTATGTCGGCGCACAGGGCCATCTCCAGTTGGGACCGGCATGCCGGCTTGCTCTTGGCGGCCTGCAGCGCCTGCTCAGCTTTGTCGGCCCGGCGTTTGCTCTCGCCTGCCGCCGCTTCCGCCCGGCGCGCAGCCTCATCCGCTGCGGACTTCTGGCGGACCGACTCATCGATGGCCGCCTGGGTCTGGCGGTTTACGTCCTCCAGCAGCAGCCCGCAGGCGTTGGCCGCGCGCAGGTTCTCGGCCGCGTCAGCCTCTGCTGCAGCGCGCGCGTGATCGGCCTTGGCGATGGTGGCCTGGTCCTTGGCGGCTCGACGGTCGCTGCCGTGCTGGCAGCCCGTGACGAACAGGCCGGCGGCCAGCGCCAAGGCCGCCAGGGCCTTAAGAAGGTCGGCGTATGGGCGTAGTGGGTCCAGCATTGGGCACCTGCATGAATGGGGCGCCCTGATCTGGCCCCCTGAAAACGGACGCCATGAAGCCGTTTCAGG